TATAATTTTATTTTTAGTAAATAAACTAGTAATACTTGTCACAACCTTACAGCCCGTAAGATTAAAACCCGCCACAAACTTGTCACGAACTAGTCATGTTTTTAGGCAACCTGTCACATTTTATGAGTAGATTCGAATATTGATTCCAATCAGTTAACGATAGTGTTGTGCAAAAATAGGAAGATAAAAATGAAAAATAGAATAAAGCAGTTAAGAAGAGAACATGGATTAAAGCAAAGCGAGCTTGCGGAAGAGTTTAATAATTTTATTTGGCAGAATCGATTAAAAATAAAACCAATAAATTTTTCTGTTATATCTAAATGGGAAACTGAAAAAAGCCATCCAACTAAAGCAACATATAAAGCCTTAGCCGATTTTTTTGAAGTTTCAGTTCCATATTTACAAGGCGAGTTAGCTTACGGCGACTTAACGCCAGAAGGAAAGAAGCTGGAAGATAGACTAAGCAGAGCAATTAATAATGCAATAGCTGATGAACTTAAATATTCAAGCTTATCAGACAAAGAAAACAGGCGTGCAACAAAAATAGCTTTGCAAGATGCTTCAGCTTATTACGCATAGAACTGTGGAGGTAATTATTTTATGGTTGATATTCTTGAATTTAAACCTGAAATCGATAGTGGAGAATATAAAGTTTATATTGTAAAAACAGGCTGGAGAGATCTGGCAGACTGTATTGTAAGTGACTACGACTTAGTTTTATCTAATTCGCCTGAGATCATTTTGCCCACTTTAATTCATAAATACTTACGCTTACCTTGGACTACTAGCGATCATGGATATTGGGAGCATCCGACTCCAGGTTTTGAAGTTACGAAACTGGATCTATCTTCTGATGATAGTAAGTTTTCTAATAAATATAGAGATCTGGAAGATCATCTAGAACCGTATCAGAATGGTAATTATACAAGTATTCAATCTATTCATACTTTGATTTATGATATTGAATCTAGTGGCGCAAATGAGGAGTATGCAAAGCATGAAGTTATAGAGTTTAGCTTTAAAATCCTTGATGAATTGATTAAGGCAGAAGATGACGAAATATCTAAGCGTAAAAAAGAAGCCCGTCAAAAGCAAGCTGATGCAAAATTCAATCAATTAGTTGATGATATTAGCCAATTATCAATTGCAAATAAGCAAAAGATCTTAGCGAAGTTAGTTAAATAGAAAGAATGGCAACGAGGAAACAAGTAAATGGTAAACGATAAATTAATATACGCAGTGGAAATTTTTGAGCAATACAATATTGATGATCCAAGTAGTGTGACAGATTTTGATACTAGTAAAGCAAGCTTGGTTAGAAGATGAATATATTGATCCTAAAGATATCTATGAATATCCAGATGAAATTGGGATTAAATCGAACGAAGCATTTAAATATGGATTTAACTTACAGGCTAATATTCAAGGAAAGGAGCTTAACTAATGAAAATTGTAGATAAAACAGCAGCTATAGAAGAGCATTGGGCAAAAGGCGATGTATTAAAAGACAAAGATGGATATAAAGCTTTAATTGTTCAGAATGATAGTAAGAAATATTGCTTAATGGATATTGATTCAAACAATACTTCTAATGAGACATATAGTACTAACAATATAGATGTTTACGGGAATCCTTGTTCTAGCGTGGAGAAGCTTTATTCTAATTATTCTGACAAATGGCATAAAGTACCTTCGACACTTATTTTAGGAGAATAAATATTGGCTATAAACGATAAATGTCCGTACTGCCATGGACTTAAAAGAATTAGAAATGACTTAGTACCTGATAATGCAATATATCTCTTATTGTCCTATGTGTGGAAGGAAGTTATTAAAATGAAGTCGTTAGATCCTAATATTACAAATTATTTTTCTAAAAAAACAATTAAACTGACATTTCAACAATGGAAATATAAGGGGATAGCCTGTGTTGAAATTGGCGGCAATGTGCCATTTGCTGACCTTCTTTCTAATTTTGAAGATCCTGATAACTTATTGCGCTTATTAAAACAAAAAAGCAGTAAATTTAATTTTGATTTTAAATACCTTGGAGAAGATGATTATGGCGAAGAATGGTATCAAGCAATTTTGATAAACGACAAAGGCGAGGAATGCGAATGCGAAGATTTGTTAGAGTCATTACCAGACATGTTAGTAGCAGTAGAGCTAGTTGATATCAAGGAAGAATAAGTTATGAAAGACTTACCTAACATTTATGACTGGAATAAGCCATACGATATTTTAAATGTATTTGATACAAATATTTATAAGGATAAATATGGAGTTAAATATGTGACTTCTGCAAGTGAACAAATGCTTTTATTTAAAATTAATGGACGTTATGTACTTCCCAATAGAAATGAACTGGTTAAGTACATTGGCAACGGAAAATGGGAGATGGACTGGAAGTAATGAAAGTTAAAACAATTGTAAACATGCGCGAAGATTGGTTTGATGATGAAATTAATGAATTTATTCAACATAAACATATTGTTGATATAAAATTCAGTGTTTTATTTGATTCGAATGACGATAATTATATATTCAGCGCTCTAATCACATATGAAGAAGTGGGCATTTAACTGTGTCTGATTGGATTTTTGCGGCATTTTTGATTTTAGTAGTAAGGAGTAAACAAGAATGACAGAAAATACAAATAAGCAATTAAAAGGTAATCAATTATCATTTGATGCAGGTATTAAAAATTTTAAAGCAGATGGTAGTGATGTAGTGATTACACTTGTTGCTGATTCTAAGAAAATAAATTTAAACACGCTTAACGAGATTGCACAAAATAAATTAACAGTTGACTTTACTAGTGTTCAGACTGAACTATTACCAAAGAAGATTGAGGAAAAATAAAATGGAAAATTTGAATTTAAATAAAGAAGAAAAGTTAAAACATGAATTAAAAAATACTTTAGAGAAAATTTATCCTGATTTAGATTTCTTAATTAATGGCTTACAGCTTGAACCTGATTCTTTCCATCATGGTGACGCTATTTTTTATCTTGCAATTGATACTCATCTCTCTGCGCGTGTAGATGTTATTAATTTAACAAATATGCCTATTAAGCAATCAACTGTTAAGCAATTAAAGGAAGATCAACAAAAGCATGGCTATAAAGAATTAACGACTATGGTTGCCGACGTATTGGAGAAGCACTATGAAAATGAAGCTAACGTCTGAATCAGAACATAGTATTCAATCCAAGATACAAATTGAATTATCTAAGCATGGTTGTACAGTGTTCCGTGCTAATGTTGGAAAGATGAGAACACCAGATGGGCGTTTCTTTTCTACTGGATTACCTTCTGGCTTTCCCGACTTGTCCGGTTTTAGATGGATTGATGGCAAAGCTTTCTATATTGAAGTTAAGAATGCAACTGGTAAACCAAGAGAAGATCAGATACGTTTTCATCACATGCTTACATCACATGGTATTATTCACGGCATTGCTCGCAGTGTAGATGATGCTCGAATGATAGTCGAAGGTGCACTTATAGGCTATGGTTTTGATGATTATGAAGGAGGAATTGCATGACGCTTTCTGTAGAGTTCTATGATTATTTGCATGAATTAGAAAAAGACGGATCAATTAATCGTTTTGATATGGATAGCCCACAGCTTACTAAGCTTCATGAGCTGGCTTCTGGAACGTTTGAAGATAGACGAGCTAATTGTATTAAGCTTCTTGAACGAGGATTTGATAAGTGGGAAATTTCTGCTGAAACCGAGTTTGCAGCGTCAGTTATTGAAATTTTTCGTAGAGAAGCAAGAATTCCGATTGTACCTCACTATAACTATTTAATTGATGGCAAGTTCTATACAGATTTAAATGCACTACGTAAGGCTTTCAAGATACCTACTACTGCTGGTGCAATTGATTATCTTTGTGATAGACGCCATAAAGCTTACCATCTAAAAAAGTTCCATTGGGAACAGATACCGTTAGGTTCACACATGATCGATGGGCATGGTACAGAGCGAGTTAAAGATTCTTATGATATCAGGACTTACAAGCAATTTTAGTCTACTTGTTACCATACCTTTTAACTATTATATGTATTAAAATATAGAAATGAGGTATTAAAAATAACAGTTAAATTGAGGAGTGGAACTGTGAGTTTATTATTTGAAGAATTGGACTGCAATAAAACATGTGACAAAGTTGATGAATTTTTAACTGACGATTTAGAAAAGTTGATCCTGATGGCTGGTCGTAGTTTAACTGATTTGCGATCGCCAAGCTTATCACTTGCACCTGGTCACTCTAATGGGTCTAATCATGCTGAAGCCAGCATTATCCGTGGACTTAATGCAGAAGCTGAAATAAGAGCAATCCATCATACCATTTACCATCTGCCTGAAATGTCAAAAATAATAATGCGTGATCTCTATATCTACAAGATGGAAAACTGGCAAATAGCTGAAGCAATTAGATACGGGCATTCGCAATATAATTTCCTAAAAAGAAGGGCACAGTTATTCTTTGCTGACAGCTTTGACCATTGGCAAAGATACATGAACTGTGAACCAATCATTGATTTACATAAATATAAATAATCGGTAAGATACAAGAAATCTGGAGGATTAATGGCAGATGCCAATCATACTAATAATAGGCTATAGTAGTATTGTGAGTTAATTCGGAATACGTAATACTTACACAAAACTCCTATAAAACAGGCTGGTAGTGGTGCAACTCCGCTATCGGTCATCAGATATCGCAAGTATCAGCGTTAATTGTTTTATTATTTAAGTCATTTGATTTTTACATGTTTTTATTCGCTTGCGATATCGCTAAAGAGTTTGCTTATTGAAATAGCAAGCTCTTTTTATTTTGCAAAAATTAAGGTGGTGGTGAATATGCGATGAGTAAGATGGAAGATGCAAAAGCAGATTATCTAGCTGGTATGAAGTATAAAGATATTGCTGCTAAGTATGGCGTTGCTCTTAGTACAGTCAAGTCGTGGAAGACAAGAAATAAGTGGCAACGTGCAACTAAGAAGAAAAGTATGCATACAAAGTCAAAAGGTACGCGTACAAAAACTGAAAAGGTTGCACCATCTTTACCACCACCACCAGAATTGCCAGATAATGATGAGTTAACAGATAAGCAAAAGGCTTTCTGTTTGTACTATTTACAGCGATACAATGCCACCTGGGCTTATCAAAAAGCTTATGGTGGAAGTTATGAATCAGCGTCTGCTAATGGTCCACGATTGATGGGAAATGTTAGAGTTAAAACTTATCTTACTCAGCTTAAGAAAAAACAATCCCAACAGCTATTTGCCACTGCTAATGACATTCTATTGCGTTATTTACACCAAGCTACTAGTAATATATCTGATGTTCTTTCATTTAGAACTAAGAAGCATTTAGTCTTTTACAAAGTACGCGATAAGAATGGTCCTTATGAGGATTCAAATGGCAAGTTTAAGTATGAGCCAAAGATTAATCCTGAAACAGGTAAGCAAGATTTCTACTATGAAAATATTGTTAAGTTAAAAGATAGTAAGGATATTGATACATCTAACATTAAGAGTATTCGGATTGATAAAGGTGAAGCAGTTGTTGAAATGGAAGATCGTCAGAAAGCAATGCAGATCCTTCTTGATCGCTTACCTGAGCCTGAGGTTAACGATGGTAGCACGACTTCACTACTCAATGCTTTAATTGGCGGAATGAATAAGATATGGAGTGAAGATGACAATGAAAACAGTTAGATTCAATTTCACTCCATTTTCCAAGAAGCAACTGCAAGTTCTAAGCTGGTGGGCTAATCCTGATTTAAAGGATTATGAGGCTATTATCTGCGATGGATCGGTTCGTGCCGGCAAGACCGTAGTAATGTCCCTCTCTTACATATTGTGGTCGATGACTAATTTTACAGGTCAGCAATTTGGTATGGCTGGTAAGACTATTGGTTCTTTTAGACGTAATGTGTTGAGACCATTGAGAAGTATGCTAGAGAGCGAAGGATATATAATACATGATTCTCGCTCAGAAAATATGATAACCATTAGTAAGAACGGGCACACTAATTATTATTTCGTCTTCGGCGGTAAAGATGAAGCTTCACAGGACCTGGTGCAAGGTATTACCTTAGCTGGGTTCTTTTTTGATGAAGTTGCACTTATGCCGGAATCATTTGTTAACCAAGCGACTGCCCGTTGTTCGGTTAGTGGCTCAAAGATGTGGTTTAACTGTAACCCCGCTGGTCCCTATCATTGGTTCAAGCTTGATTGGATTGACCAGATGAAAGATAAACGTGCATTGAGACTTCACTTTACAATGCACGATAATCCATCCCTTGATAGCGTAACAATAGGCAGATATGAGCGTATGTATACAGGCGTGTTCTATCAGCGCTACATTCAAGGTTTGTGGGTTATGTCAGAAGGCGTTATCTATGACAACTTTGATAAAGATACTATGGTTGTCAAAGAGTTACCTAGTCATTTTGAAAAGTACTATGTGTCATGTGACTACGGAACACTTAACCCAACGGCTTTTCTCTTATGGGGACGTAATCACGGTGTTTGGTACTTAATCAAAGAGTATTACTACTCAGGACGTGCTACTTCACGGCAGAAGACAGATGAAGAATATTGCGAGGACTTAAAGAAATTTCTTGACAATATTAAAGCAGAAATGATTATTGATCCATCAGCTGCATCGTTTAGTGCAACTTTAAGACAGAATGGCTTTCGGGTTAGAAAAGCTAAGAATGATGTGCTAGATGGTATCAGAGTTACTCAGACGGCTATGAACGAGGGAAAGATCAAATTTAGTATGAATTGTCCTAATCTTTTTAAAGAATTAGCCAGCTATGTTTGGGATGATAAAGCAGCAGAACATGGCGAAGATAAACCAGTTAAACAGCATGACCATGCTTGTGATGCAATGAGATATTTCGTATACACAATTATTTACAAGAAAGTTACTGCAAAGGTTACTGTACGTCCTAGAGTACGTGGCTTATAGAAGGAAGGTGTAAAAGTGGCAGTTGTAATTGATAAAGATTTACTTGGTAATGTTAATGAGCCGAATATTAAGGCAATTAACTATGCGATTAGAGAATTACAAAATCGCAAAAAAAGGTTAGATAAACTATCTGATTATTACAATGGTAAGCAAGAAATTGAAAAGCATGAATTTGATAATGCTACCGTTGAAGCAGCTAATATAATGGTTAATCATGCTAAATACATTACTGATATGAATGTGGGCTTTATGACCGGTAACCCTGTCAAATATGTTGCTGAAAAGGGTAAGAATATTGATGATATCCTAGAAGTATTTAATCAAATTGATATTCATAAGCATGATATTGAGCTAGAGAAAGACTTATCGGTATTTGGCTATGGATATGAATTGTTATACCTTGAGAAGACTGATCCAATCTCTGTTAGAGATGAATTAGGGAATGAAAAACTTACTCCAAATACTGAACTTAAAATTGAAGTAATTGACCCAAGAGCAACCATTGTAGTTTGCGATGATACTGTTGAGCATGAGCCTTTATTTGCAGTATTTACAAAAGAAAAGAAAGACTTAAATGGTAATACTAATGGCTATAGCATTACTGTTTACATGCCTCAGCGAATTGTAGAGTATCGTACGAAAATGTCTATGGAAGTTTCAGCAAATGATCCAATTGTTTATGATGGCGAGAATTTATTTAGCGCAGTTCCAATAATTGAATTTAGAAACAATGAAGAACGACAGGGAGATTTTGAACAGCTCATATCTTTGATTGATGCATATAACTTATTACAGACAGATCGAATTTCGGATAAGGAAGCATTTGTTGATGCAATACTTGTTACCTTTGGTTTTGGTCTAGATGATAACGAAGACATTAAACGTTTGAATCGTGGCGCAATTGAAGCTCCTCCGCGTGAAGAGGGGGCTGATATTGAATGGCTAACTAAGAGCTTTGATGAAACTCAAGTTAATTTACTTAGTCAATCCATTGAAAACGACATCCACAAGATTTCATATGTGCCAAATATGAATGATGAAAAGTTCATGGGTAATGTTTCTGGTGAAGCAATGAAGTTTAAGTTATTTGGTTTAGAGAACTTATTATCAATCAAACAGCGATATTTCTTTGATGGCTTACGTCGAAGATTGAAACTGATTCAAACAATTGTAAACATTAAAGGTGCTAATGATGATGCTAGTGGATGTAAGATCTCACTTGCAGCTAATATTCCCTCTAATTTATCTGATGTAGTTAATAACGTTAAAAATGCGGATGGAATAATTCCTAGAAAATATACTTATGGTTGGCTTCCTGATGTTGATAATCCTCAAGATGTCATTGATGAAATGAATCAGCAAGATGCTGAAACAATTAAAAAGAATCAAGAAGCATTACGTGGGCAAGATCCAGATCGTTTAGAATTGGAGGATAAGCAAGATGATTCGAGTGAGAATGATAAAGAAACCGGATCAAACAATAATCAGAGTCACCGGACACGCGCAGTATAGTGTTAAGGGTTCGGATATTGTTTGTGCTTCATTTTCTACGCTTATTACTCATACTGTAAATAATTGCACTAAAGTAACTGTAACTGATAAAGATGGTTTGCTAACTGCTGTATTTTCAGATCCCAAAAGCGTTGAAAATAAGATACTATTAAGTGCATTTGAAAATACGGTAAACCAATTAATTGACCAATACGGACAATACATTTCTTGGTGCTGATGTTCTATGAAAGTTAACAAGAAAAAGTTTACCTATTGGCAATTACGTGATTTACAAGATGAGCAAAGAAATCAAGATGAAGCAACTAAGAGATTAAGAATAATTAATAATGCATATCAAAAAGCACAATCATACTTGAGCGACGAGGTTAAAAAGATCTATCGTCGCTATTTTTATGCAGATATTACTAAAGACGAAGTTGCAATTATCATGTCATCGCACATTTCGCCCTCTGAATTGGTTACTCTTAAAGCCTTATCGTCTAGTATTGCTGATAAGGAAAGTAGGCAAGCAGTTGATGATTACTTAAGTAGACTTGCAGCTAAAAGCAGAATTACACGACTTGAGGAAATGCAACTTAAAGCATATATTGCTGCAAAATCGGCTGGTGCAATCGAACTAGATCAAAATGTTAAATTGCATACTGACATAATGAAGCGTGCCTGGTCAGAAGCAGAGAAACAAAGTGCTGTTTATGACACTACTAAGGATTACACTTTACACTCTCCTCACTCTGTAGAAGTTAAACAGGACAAAATAATCATTAAAAATCCTGATACTGGTAAAGAAGTGGCTACTGTTCCAATGGATAAGGATGTTCCTAAGAGTAAGATTACTGAAATCCCTAATCGCTATGTTGAAAAAGCACTAGAAACTCGTTGGAAAGGGAAGAATTTTTCATCACGTATCTGGGGTAATACAGATAAATTAGCCGAAAGATTGCAGGAATTATTTACAGTTAAAGAACTGAGTAATCTCCCTGAACGTGAAATGATTAAGCGAATTGAACAAGAATTCAATGTTGGCAAGTTCTATGCTAGTCGTTTGATTAGGACTGAAGCCAATTTTTTTTATTCTAAAATTAAGCTAGATAATTGGCGTAAGCGTGGAGTTAAGCAATATCAATTGCTAGCAGTTATTGATAGTCGTACCAGTAAAATATGTAGATCCATAAATGGAAATGTCTACAATGTTAAAGATGCAGTATTTGGTAAGAACGTTCCGCCACTGCATCCCTTTTGCCGGACCGTTCCTGTAATTTATTTAGGTAATGCTAGAAGTGCTAGTAATAAACCAGAAAAAAGTAATTCGTAGACCTAAGCAAGTCATAAAACTGCCTTGAAAACTAAATATACGTATGTGGACTTGCTACTGTATATCTTGAAGTCACCGTGTAGAAATATGGGGTGGCTTTTTTCATGCAGTTTTTTGCAAGTGTGCATGGGTAGAAAGGAAATAACTATGGAAAATAAGTTTTATGAAGATTTATTAGAACTTGATTTACAACGATTTGCTGATGAAGGACAAGGTGAGGGAGGTGATGACAGTGACAATGCACAAGATGAAGTAAAAGATAATGGTTCAACTGATGAGCAACCTTTTAAAACCTTTAATACTCAATCAGAATTGGATTCTTTCGTAGATAAGAAATTGGCTAAGGCTTTAGATACAGCTCGCTCTAAGTGGGAAAAAGAGCAAAACGATAAAGCTCAAAAAGCAAAAGATCTTAAGAATATGTCTCCAGAAGAACGACAAGAGTATGAATTCAAACAACGTGAACAAGCTTTACTTGACAGAGAAGCTGATGTAACTAAGCGTGAAAACAAGAGTAAATTGGCAACGCAGTTAATTACAGATGGCTTGCCAGCAGAGCTAGTAGATGTTTTCGATGATGTTCTAACTGATGAGGATAAAATGACATCTACTTATCAAAAAGTTAGTGACGTTTTTAGAAGTGCTGTTCATGATGCTGTTGAAACTCGATTAGCTCAAGGTGCAAAACCACCAAAGATCTCAGGCAATACTCAAACTAACAAAACTGCTGGAGAAATCTTTGCTGAAAGAGCTAATGAATCTCAAAATGTAAAAAATGATTTTTGGAATTAGAAAGGAATAAATATGTACACACAATTTCAAAATGGTAAGCAATTAAATTTTCTTGCTTCTGAAAAATTTACTGCTTTTCCAGAAACAGTTAACAAAGATAATTACAATGTAAAAACTGACGATCTAGGTCGAAAGTATATTCCAGCTGGTACTGTATACCCAACTAATGATGCTAAAGCTATTGGTATTACTGTTAATGACGTTTATGTGACAGATGGTGATACTAATCAAATGGTTGCCGTAATGCGTGAAGGTTGGGTCTTAAGTCAACGTCTTGATCCAGTACCAACGGCTGAAGCAATTAAAGCAATGACTGCAATTCATTTTAAGGACCTAGAAACAGAAACAACCTCATCAACTGGTGATACACATAGGGGTTAATAATTCAATAAAGGAGAAAATAGTAAATGAAAGATAAAAAGTTAAAATTAAATTTACAACGATTTGCTACACCAATTCTTGATATGTTTAGTCAAAGCACTGTTCTTGACTATACTCGCAATCGTCAATATCCAGATATGTTAGGTGATACTTTATTTCCAGCTGTTAAAGTACCAACTCTTGAAGTAGATATTTTAAAGGCAGGCAGTCGAGTACCAACTATTGCTAATATTTCAGCATTTGATAGTGAAGCTGAAATTGGTAGTCGTGATGCAAGCAAGATGACTGCTGAGTTGGCATATGTAAAGCGTAAAATGCAACTTACTGAAGAAATGTTGATTAAGCTTCAAGCACCACGCAATACTGCTGAAGGAAATTACTTAAAGCAATACGTTTTTGATGACATTGATGCTATGGTTCAAGCTGTAAAAGCTCGTGGCGAAAAGATGACAATGGAAATGTTTGCCACTGGTAAGATTACTGATAACGCAAATGGTATCTCTATTGATTATGGTGTACCTAAAGCACATCAAACATCATTAACAGGCACTAGTACTTGGGACAAGGATAGTGCTTCGATCATTGAAAACTTGCAAGATTGGTCTGATAAATTAGACATTACTCCTACAAGAGCCTTGACTTCTAAGAAGGTACTTCGAGTATTAATGCGCAGCACCGAAATCAAGGAAGCAATCTTTGGCAAAGATACGGGCCGTGTTGTCGGTCAATCAGATTTAGGCCAATGGATGACTGCACAAGGATTGCCAGTTATCCGTGCTTATGATGGAAAATATCGTACAGAAGATGCTAAAGGCAACGTTACAACTCAATCTTACTTCCCAGAAGATAGAATTGTGCTATTTAATGATGAAGTACCAGGTCAAAAGATTTATGGTCCAACTCCAGAAGAAAATCGTTTAGTTTCAAGCAACGCACAAGTTTCTAATGTAGGCAATGTGATGGCTAAGGTATATGAAACAAGTGAAGACCCAATTGGTACTTGGATCCTTGCAGCTGCTACTATGCTTCCATCATTTGCCAGTGCAGATGATGTTTTCCAAGCTAAAGTGCTCTAATTGTGGAGGTGCTTAATGTGGATCAAATGGCAGAAATGGTTTCATCCCTAAGCACTAGATTGCAAATCTCTGATAGTGAATTGGCAACTGATCTAATTAAAGAAGCAATTGCTCAAGTTCTAGATTATACTGGGCAAAAGAAGTTAGTTGGCAACATGGATATCTATGTTAAAAAGCTAGCAATTATTAATTACAATCGACTAGGTATAGAAGGCGAAACCCAACGAACAGAAGGTGGAGTTACTAATTACCTTGAAGTTGGAATTCCTAAAGATATTCGATTAGGTTTAAATCGTTATCGAATAGCAAAGGTGACTAGGCTATGAGGTTAAAAGAAAGTGACTTAACGACTGTTTATATTAGAAAGCCTGCGGATATTCAAGATGATGAGGGTTATACGACTAAAGGTTGGGGTGATCCTCAGCAAATAAAACTGAATGTTCAATCTGCTGGTGGTGCAGTTAATGCTCAACTCTACGGTAAAGATATCAAGTACATTAAAACATGTAAATATCAAGGAGATTTGCTTTCAGAAGGACATGGAGAAGGCTATGGAATTTGCTTAAATGTTCCCAGCACTAGTGATCCAGATTATAAGATTACAGCCATTCAGGAGTTCTCTACTCATAAAAACGTCACTTTAGAGCGAATAAAAAGGGATGAGCAAAATGATTAATGTAGAATTTAAAGGACTTGATGAGTTAAAAACAAAACTCAAAAAGCTCCCTAGCGTAGTTGCTAATGCTACAGCTAACGGACAAGAAACTGCCATTGAACAAGCAGAAGCCTATGCAGTGGACGAATTGCAATCCAGCATAAAGTATTCTACTGGCGAACTTGCACGGAGCTTTAAGCATGAAGTTAAAATTGATAACGATGAAGTTATTGGTCGCTGGTGGAACTCGTCTATGGTTGCAGTGTTTCGTGAATTTGGTACTGGTTTAGTTGGAGAAATGTCGGATAAACAACTTCCACAAGGTATTGCAATTACATATCGACAAACACCCTGGTTCTTCCCAGTGGATACAGTTGATTTGGATTTAACTAAGATTTATGGCATACCTAAGATAAAAATCAACGGTAAATATTTCTATAGAACTGCTGGTCAACCAGCTAGACAATTTATGACGCCTGCTGCTAATCGAATTGAAAAGGAAGCACCAGAAATTATAAAAAAATCTGTAGATCAAGAATTGCGTGATAAGTTAGGTGATTAGATGGAAATTTATAACGTTAAAGCACTTGTCTTTAAGACGCTTAAATCCATTCCAGAACTAAAACTAGTTTCACCTTCTTATCCAGAAGCATTCACAGCATTTCCGACTGCGATTTATTCAACTACTCAGTCGTCTTACGTTCGTAATGCTTATCAGGAAGAAACTGATACAGAATGGAAGATAACGATTGATTTATATAATGACAAAGGATCACTAACGCAAATAAAAAATAAGCTTATTGCTGAGTTTTCAGCAATGGGCTTTTCTAATAGCGTTGGCGATCAAGATTTGAATGGAGTAGCACGAGTAGTACTTGTGTTTACAGGAATTGTAGATAACACAAGTAAACGTGTATATCAGAAAGGATAAAAAATGAAAAACGTAAAATTATATAGCAATTTATTGGAATTAGATATTCAACGATTTTCCGTTGATAGTTCCGAAGGACTCGTAGGAACTGGAACTAAATTAGAAAGATCAGAAGATGGATCTACCTGGGAAGAAATTGCAGATATTAAAACTATTCCTGAATTAGGTGGAGATACTGAAAAGATTGATGTTACTACCTTAGCAGATGATAGACGTAAGCAAGTGGAAGGTATCCAAAATGCGTCTAACGTACAATTCCAAGCTGTGTATAAGGGCGCTAGTTTTGCCAAAGCACTAAAAGAAGCTGGTAACCGTAAGCAATACAACTGGAAAGTTACTTATCCAGATGGCATGACTGCAACAATGCGTGGATCCTACAACATTAAGTTTGGTGCCGTAGCTGTTAATGGGGCATTAGGTTACACAATTACTATTACTGTATCTGATGGTCCTCACTTTACTGCTGCCGGATCAACTCAAGCTACAAGTAGATAATAGCCAATGATAGACGTGGGTTCGATTTCCACGTCTATTTTTATAGAAATATTAAAAAGGAGAAATTAAATTATGGCAACAACAATTAAGAAAGCAACTAAGACAGTACAATTGGGTGATCTTGAACTTGACCTAAAATTAGGCGGTCGTGAAATTTTTAAGATTGAACGACGCTTAGGTAAATCAATGCTCTCTCTCTTCATGGATTCACAAGGCGGAAATAAATTGCCACCAGTTAATGAAATTCTGATTGTTCTACAAGGCGCAAATCAAAGTCATGGTGTAACAGATAAGCGCGTTATTGAAGCGTTTGAACAATATTTAGATGATGGTCACACTACCATGGACTTATTTAATGAGTTGATGGAACTATTTGATGAATCCGGTTTTTTCGGCAAGAAAAAGAAGAAGGGTACCAAGACCAATACGGAATCGGAAGAAGTAACTCTCGATTCAGTGGAAACGACCGAAGACGAACTGATGTAAACGAGGACCATTTTGATACAGTCTCAGATCTATTCAAACATCTATACCCAATTGCAGTTGAATCAGGTATAGATGCAGATCACTTTTGGGATATGGATTTTGGCGAGATTATGACGCAAATTAATGCTAATGAAAAGCGAAGATTAGAAGACCTGCGTGCTAAGGCATACATGGACCATCGTTTAAGTGAGATGGTTGCATTTGCCTTTAATGATCCTGCTAAAATGCCAAAAGTTGAAGAAGCTTATCCATTTGTCAAAGACAATGTGGAAGAGACTTCTAAACCGAATGAACCTGATTGGAAACAAGATCAGGCCCTATTAATGCAACAAGCTCAACGAATTAAGCAATTTAACAAAGATAAAGGAGGTGGAAGTTAATGGATTTAGAAGAACTTGAATTAAGGTTTACTGCCAATTATGGGGATGTAATGCGAAAGCTTGATGAGTTCACTAATATCATCAGTCAGAAAACTAATGATATGCAATATAAGATTCAAGATGGCTTAGGCAAAATCAATCAGTCAATGAATGATAATGTTTCAAAAGCAAATGAATCTGCTAAAGAAGAAGTTCGTCAACGGACTGAGGCTGAAAATGCTAAGCAAAAACTGCTCGAACAAACTCTCAATACTCAAAACGATGTTACTGATAAGGTTATCCAAGGGAATAAAGAGCAAGCTGAAAGTTCCAAAGAAGCGGTTAATCAATCAGAAAAGAGTTTGGATAGTTTAACTGCACGGCTGCAAGAGGCTTCTAATATGCAACAACGAATTGCACAACAAACTAGTGCAGCACGTGAGGCCGTATCTGATATTGCTAAGCCTAAAGAGCAACTACAGAGAAGAGATCGAGTAGAGACACGTCCACAAGTTCAGAATTCAAGTTTTGACGATTACCAAGAAAAACGGATTCAAAGCTATATGCCTAAGCGTCCCGTTGACTTAGGTATCGATGATGAAATCCAAGCTGAAGCCTCTCGTGCTAAAAAAGAAGTCGATGGACTGGCTACCCACTTCAATGAAAAGATGGAACAAGCTCGGTCTATGCAACGGAGAATAGCTACTTTAACTGCTAACCGAGATAATCTTGATATGAGTAAGCAAGGAAGTAAAGTTAAGTCAATGAGACTAGACGATCAAATTGCTGACGCTCAAATTAAGATGTCAAGATATCAGAACCAAGCCAAAGCTCTTGCGCAAGAAATGTCGCAGGAGCTTAATTCGATTCCTTCATCTCTTAAGCGTATTGAAACTGAAATGGATCAAACAGAAGGCAAGATTGAACGAATTAGACGCTCAATTGCTGAAATGAGAGATAATGATGCCACTCTTGGAAGATCCGCAGGTAATGATAAGGAACTTAAGCAAGCAGAAGCTGAATATAAGCGCTTGGTAGCTAGAAGTGATGAACTTGCTAAAGCATATAGTTATGTAAGTTCTCGTGGAGATGAGCTAAAGGCTAGTTCTTCTAGAATTAACACTGAGTTATCTGAAGAAAGCAAAAATGTTTCGGGGCTTAGTTCGAAATTTAATAGACTAAGAAATACTATTTCTAACGTTAATTCATCCTTAAAACGTTTTGGCAATAGTGGAAGTTCCTCTATGCGTCGAGCTGGTGGTGGTGCGTCAATGTTAAGCGAACGTCTTAAGGGCGTTCGGATGGCAATGCGTATGCTAGCTAGTCAATTAATTGTTTTTACGTTGCTCTACCAAGCAATTATGATGCTAGCCCAAGGCATGGGTGCAGCATTAATGACTAATAAGCAATTTGCAAGTAGTTTTAATGCAATTAAAGTAAATCTATTAACTGCTTTTTATCCTATTTATAGCTATGTTTTACCAGCTGTGAATGCTTTGATGAACTCACTAAGGAAAGCAACAGCATGGATTGCGCAATTTAGCTCTGCTTTAACAGGGATGAGTTTATCTAGTGCCAGAAGTGGCGCACATGGTTTGTACGATCAAGTGCAAGCGATGAATGATACTTCTAAGGCGGCAAGTAAAGCTAATGAAGCTGTTAAAAAACAACAGCAAGAACAAGCTAAAGCCGTACAACGTGCTAACCAGCAAATTGCCCAAGCTAATCGTCAAGGTGCGGCAGCAGTTGCAGCCGAAAATGAGCGAATTAAGGCGTCTAATGAACAAGCTAAAAAAGCATTCGAAGACACTAAGAAAGCTAATGAAGACTTGCAAGCTTCTTTAATGGGATTCGATGAGCTTAATGTTCTTGATAACAATAAAAATAATCAAGATAATGGTTCATTTGAGGCACAACCATTAGAGAAGTTTACTCCGCAACAAAAGCAAGACAGTCCTATTTTTGATGATGCTGGATTAGATGATAGTGGTGCAGGAAATGGTAACCAAGGACTTGACTGGAATGTTCCATTAGAAGCCTCACAGAATGCTATTGATGCAGCTAACAAGGTCAAAAAAGTTCTGGGTGAAATCTTTGATCCAATGAAGAAAGCTTGGGATGAAAAAGGTCAAGCTGTTGTGGATGCTGCTAAATACTCATGGCAAGAAATCAAACGCTTGTTAGGTGATGTAGGTAATTCATTCTTACATGTCTGGGATAATGGCACCGGACAAAAAGTGATGGAAAACTTACTTCAGTTGCTAGCTGATATGCTGGATATCATTGGCGATATTTCAAGGGCGTTTGCCGAGGCATGGGAAGAAAGTGGCCGAGGGACTAGATTTATTCAAGCTATCTTTGATTCGCTTAATAATGTTCTAGTTGCGATTCATCACATAGCTGATTCATTCCGAGAAGCATGGAATACTGGCGATCTTGGTAAAAGAATTTTTGCTAATCTTTTAGATTTAGCTACTAAGCTAGTTGAATTTATTGGAGATATTGCCAAATCATTCGATGAGGCTTGGCAACACGGTAATGCTGGTACAAAGTTATGGCAGGCATGGCTAAATGCATTGAACAATATTCTAGATATCTATAAGAATATTGTTACTTCAATTGATGAAGCGTGGAAGCATTCAAACTTGGGAGTCTCAATCTGGAGCCATTTAATTCAAATTGTTACTGGTGTAGGTAATACGATTGGTAACTTAGCAGGTCAATTCGATAAAGCATGGCAACATGGTAATGTTGGTACATCAATTTTTAAGACTCTTCTAGGCATGGTTGATGATATGCTTGGTGCTCTTGGAGATATGGCGACATATACTTCAAGTTGGGCTAAAAAGCTTGATTTCACTCCATTGTTACAATCAATTAACAACTTGCTAAAAGCTATTAGACCGGTAACCAAAGATGTTTGGGATGGCTTATCTTGGGCTTATAAAAACGTCTTACTTCCACTTGCGGGATTCACAATTACTCAAGTAATTCCTGAGTTCTTTAATGCATTAGCTGCTGCACTTAAGGTTGTTCATAGTGTAGTCAAAGCGGCTAAACCAGTTTTTGAATGGTTCTATGATAGTTTTATCAAGCCATTAGCTAAAATAGTTGGATTTGCAATTGTGGAAGCTTTAAAGCTTTTAACTAAAGCACTTGAAGGATTATCTGATTGGATAGACCATCACCAAACAGCAGTTAAGATTATGACTGCAACGTTGCTTACCCTCTTAGGTATAAAAGTTGCTAGAGCTACTATTGCAGGAATTCAAAGCTTTACTGACACCCTTAAGATTCTGGCAATGCTTAAGTTCGATAAGCTAAAAGCTGGTGTTAAATATGCTGACGATATGCTTGGTGTTGTGATTGAATTTGCCAAACATCCAATTCTTAACATCAAGGAACTTGCAAAATTAAGCTTCGAAAATATTAAAGGTGGCTATGCTCACATAAAAGATTTATGGAGTGAAGTAAATCAAGGCTGGCAAGACAGTAACCTAGCTAAGACTGACTTCCTTAAATCAGCTCGATCTTCTATTCAATCTGGCGAACCAATGAAGTTAGGTCAGAAATTGGGTACTGGATTATCAGGAGCAATGATTGCCGTAACTTCTGGAATTGACATCTACAAAGGTATCAAAGCTAAGAACAAAGAAGAAAAGTTTGCTGATTTTGGTTCTGGAATTGGTGGAGCAGTCGGAGGCGCAATTGGTCTTTGGTTTGGTGGTCCATTAGGTGCAGCAGTTGGTCAACAAGTCGGCTCATTTATTGGTAAATGGGGCGGTGTTGGTGCTTCTAAGTTTGGTGATGGCTGGGCTAAATATGGCAAAGGTAAAAAGCCTAAAGACTGGGTTGAAGCAATTGGCTTTAAGTCTCACGAAATCTTAGACAACTTTACTTCTTGGGCTAAGTCCGTTGGTAAAGATATTAATACCAACATTACTAAGGGGAAAAAAGAAGTTCAAACTGCTAGCTCTAATATTCATAAGTGGTCAACTAATTTTATTTCTAGCGCTAAAAAAGATATTAAGAGTTGGGCACAAAATGTTGGTTCTAACATCAACAAAGATATAGATAAAGGTAAGAAACTTGCTAAACAAGCAGGTACTAAAGTCAAAGAATGGTCCACTGATTTTATTAGTGATGCTAAAAAGAAAGTTCATGACTGGTCTTCAAAGATTGGCTCTGACGTAAATAACAGCGTTGAAAATGGTCAGGCAATGGCTAAAAATGCTGGTAGCAAAATTAAAAACTGGACTACGGGCTTTAGAGAATCAGCTAGTGGACTAGTAAGATCTTGGGCTGAAAGACTAGGAGATCACATTAATAATGGTTCTGAATCATCACGCTCAGGAGCTACTAATGCGGGTAGTAAACTGTCTAGTTGGACGCGTAGTTTCTTTGGTAATGCTAACCAAAGTATTTCTAGCTGGGCAGGTGGCTTGGGTGGTCACGTTGATAATGGTATTGGTAATGCTTACAACTCAGCTAGGAATGCCGGTGAACGATTAGGAAGTTGGGTATCCAGCTTCAGACATAACACTTCAAGAACCTTGGGATCCTGGGCTGGTACTCTTGGTAGCACAATTGGAAATGGTATTAGGGACGGCATCTACAACATTAGTAGTGCTGTTCGAAAAGTTGTAAATGCAATTGTTAAGCCAGTTCAAAATGCTACTAATAAAATTAGAGATGGTATCAACTGGGTACTCGGTAAGCTTGGTGGTGGATCCATTGGTTGGGGTTTCTTCAACTGGAATTCCTATGCAACCGGTACAGATAATCACCCAGGTGGTTTAGCACTGGTTAATGACCAAGAAGGAGACATCTATAGAGAAAGTTATGAATTGCCAAATGGGGAACAAGGATTATTCCCTGCTAAGCGTAACTTCTTAACGTACTTGCCAGCCGGTACCAAAGTTAAGACTGCTACAAGTACGGCTAATGAATTAGCCGGTATGGTTCCTAAATATGCCGGCGGTATTGGTAACTTTAATTTCGATTTTAGTGGTATTTTTAGTGGAATTAGTTCAGCTTTAGGTAATTTGGATTTTGGCAATATTTTTGATGGAGTTGGTAGTTTTGTAGATGGTGTGATGGAAGAACTTGAAAAAGTTACTGATGATATCGCTCATCCAGAAAGACTAGTTAACTATATTGTTGATAAATTTGTTACCTATGATTGGAGCTTAGGAGATGCCTCACTTAAATTCGCTAAAGGTGCTGTTAACCAAGAAAAGAAAGGCATGATGAACTGGGCTAAAAAGGTCATCAATCAATTTGGTGGCTCAACTCATCAAACTGGACCAGGAGCAGAAGGTTGGCGTAGTGCGGTTAAAAAGGCATTGCGTATGAATGGATTGCCGGTGACCCCAGCTTATGTAAATGCCTGGGTAAGTCAAATTCAAACCGAATCTGGTGGTAATGAACATGCCGTTCAAGGTGGATATACTGATATCAATACTCTTACAGGTGACTTAGCTAAAGGGTTGCTTCAAACTATTTCAGCAACTTTCAATGCTTATAAGTTTCCTGGTCATGGCAATATCTTTAATGGTTACGACAACATACTTGCAGCAATTAACTATGCTAAGCATCGCTACGGTTCAGACATGCTTGCTGTTATCGGTCATGGTCATGGCTATGAAGATGGTGGCTTAATTGCTAAGCATGGCTTCTATGAAATCAGTGAAGGCAATAAGCCAGAAATGGTTGTTCCTTTAACTAATCGTGAGTTAGGTATGCGAAGAATTAATGAAGCTATCGAATTTATGAATCAGAATTTTGGTGGTGGCTTGCAAATGCCATCTTTCTTAAGCAGACGAACTGCTATTGATAATTCAATTTATTCTGATACTCAATCTAATGACTCTACGTCAGTTCAGCGTGGAGGATTTAAGGAAATGAGTACAGAATTAGTAAATGCAATAATTCAAGCATTTCAAATGCAAAACTTTAATAGTAATAATGGAAAACCTATTGATTTGCACCTGTCTGTCAAAATTGGTGATGAATCATTTGGAGAACATGCTATTAAGGGTATTAATACCATTAACCAAAAGAATGGTAGAAATATGTTAAATCTTTAGAAGGAGGAAATGAGTGATTGTATTCTTTAAAAATTTCTGGGACAGTGGTTAACCCTGCCCCGCAAACTATGCAGGTAACAATTCAAGATATTGACGCAAAAGCAACGCGTGATGCACAAGGGTTACTACATAGAGATCGAGTAGCTACTAAAAGAAAAATTACGTTGGCATTTGGTGCACTTACGGTTCCGGAATGTGCAAAGATTTTAGGAGCAGTTAAAAGTGAGTTTTTTAGAGTAGATTACTTAGATCCACAAGATGGAAATATGCGGTCAGGAACATTCTATGTCGGAGATCGAACAACACCTGTTTATTCATTTATAAATTCGGTCCCTGTTTGGAAAGGCTTATCCTTTGATTTGATAGAACAGTAGGAGGTGAGAAATATTGCTAACACAAACAAAAGAAGTTAGGGATGCTTGGCGAGCATCACAGAGAACACTAGACATTAAGGTAGTGGTTAATGGAAAAACGTATAGTGCTACTGATATTAACAGCTTGAAATATGATTCAGGAGCTTATACTGGCGACACGTTTGCCATTGGTTCAACATATTCAAATGGTGTTCAAATTGAGTTTTCACATTTAATAGAAAATCTAAAACTTGGTATGGAAGTTTTACCAAGTATTGGGATTAAGACGTCTAGTGGCTATGTATATGAGCCGTTGGGCGTTTTTATTATCTCTAGTGAAATTAAGATGGATCGCAATAACAATCTTACTTCCATTAGTGCAAGTGATAGATTTTGCGGTTTAGAGGGAACTTATAAATCTAAACTGGCTTATCCAGCAAAAGTTTTAGATGTAATAGCTGAAATCTGTGCACAATCAGGAGTCAGGGCTAATGTGGATGACTTAGCTAGACTTCCACATCAAGCTGACTTACCTAGTGCTATCACTGGTCAAACGTATAGAAAAGCTTTAGGCTGGATTGCACAATTATATGCTGGGTATGCTACCTTTGATCGTCAAGGATTATTTACAATTAGAACTATTGCTGAACCTAACTATGAACTAGATCCCAGTCAGTATGAACAAGCTGGTTTAACTAAAAATGAAGCTCCATATCGAATTAGTGGAATTCAATGTCAAACGACAATTACCACTAAAACTAGAGATGGCGAAGATACTGAAGAGACTAAGAATTATCAAGTTGGAGATTCAAATGGATCTCAAATTAAGCTTGAAAACAATATTATGACGCCTGACAGGTTAACAAATATTTGGGAGCAAATTAAGGATATTAATTTCTATCCATTTAGTTTGAATTGGTTTGGAAATCCTGCAATTGAAGCTGGAGATTGGTTAAAGCTACAAGACAAGCAAGGCAATAAATTTATTGTTCCAAATAATAGCTACACACTTGATTTTAACGGTGGTTTGTCAGCAACCTCTAAGGCAGATCAAATTTCTTCCACAGACTCTGGAATAGCTTGGGAGGGAACTTTTTCTCAAGTTATCCGGGAAATTCAAGCTCGTAAAGCACCAGATGGAACAGTAATTTTTCCGCCCAGTGTAACTGATCCACCTACAAATGCTAAACCTAACGATGTTTGGTTCAAGCAAAATGGTAATTCAACAGAATTGTGGGTGTTTACTGAACAAGAAGATGGGATTAGAAAGTGGGTTAGGAGGGATTTAACTCCTGATGAGATTAAAAAGCAAGTCCAGGAAGCTCAAGACGGCTTAAAAGATGCTAAGAAAGAAATCTCAGATAATCTTGCTAAAGCTGATAAAGATATTGCTGAACTTAACGCAAGTATTGGCAATCAAAGCTCGAAGATTGATGGATTGAGTACTAGTGTTAATACTGTTGTAATTCCTAAAGTCACTGATATTACTAATCAGGTGTCTGATGTTGTTACTAAGGTAAATGAACAGAAAAATATTGTTACTGGGTTACAAACTCAAGCTACTCAACAAGGTAAGGATATCTCTAAGATCACTACTGATGTTCATGGTGTTACTGTTGATCTAGCTAACCTTAATGGGGATGTAAATCAAACCAAGGCTACTGTACAAGGCTTGCAGACCACACTAGGCAATGCTCAGGGAGATATCGCACAAATTAAAGTAGATGCAAAAAAGCTTTCTACTATCTTATCTGGCAAGGTTGATAATTCCACATATGTTAATTTTGTTAATGCAACTAATAGTGCATTGAATGCTAAGTTAGTGGCTAGTGACCTAAGTGGATATGCTAAAACTACTGATGTTCAAGCTACGGCTAATGGTTTGCAGGTGAATATAAACAGTATTTCTGATCGAATGAATAATCTAAAGATTGGTGGAAGAAATTTGGTTGCAAATACTGGTAAAGAGTATGTAATGGGCTCGGGTATTCCTAATACAAGTTGGCAAAATGGATACGCACATTCTGCATTGCCTCAAGGTGATGGAAACGAAATATTACCGCAGTCTAATGCCTTTCTTTATGAACTGACACCACAGCGTGAGTACACGCAAACTATTTGGCTTCAAACTGATGCAAAAAAAAAAAATTTAAATAATACAAAAATTACGTGGTTTTCATGGGAAGATAATCATGATTTGCAACCAGCTAAAATCGAACAAATAGGTCCCAATAGCTATAAGTTATTTTCAACGTATATTTGGCCTAAAGCCAAAAAAGATAATAGGGTAAGATTATTCGATATTTGGAAGCTGAACCAGAGTTTTGATTTAACTAGTGGCACTTATTTGAATTTTGGAAAATTAAAGCTAGAAGTAGGCAATACTTCAACAGATTGGACACCAGCCTTAGAGGATACTGAACATGATATAAATGAGTTGTCGGCTCGTATTACTATAAATAGTCAGCAATTTAGTAGCTATTATACAAAGTCTGAAACAGATAGCAGAGCTAATTCTGCAAAAAATGATGCAGTTAATACTATTAAAAATGATGGTAATTGGAATGGATTAAAAAATATCTTAACTAATAGTGGATTTCTTCAAACAGCAGATGGTTTTACTCAAAAGGTTCAACAAACTACACAACCAATATTTAATTCTATTAATAGTGGTGGCGTTAATCTGTTAACAAATACACTTACACTCCAAGGATTTAACAATGCCGGAAATAGTGGAAACTATACTGGATTTAATATTGAATCAAAAGAAAGCCATATTAATGAAACTAATGGTGACGAAATTAAAACTAGTGTTTTTCATGTTTATGGAAATGATCTAAATAATACTCCAATATATTTAGGACAAAACTTTACTTTGCCTGTGGGAACTTGGACCATAAGTTTTTTAGCTCGAAATAATTCGACAGGTAACGAGAAAAACAAATTAAGTTTTTATACTGATGATTGTGCTAATCGAGGCTGGACACCATTAGGAACTTCAGATGACATTGATAATGTTTGGAGAAAACACCAAATTACTTTTACCACCTCTAAAACTACTTTTGAACAAAATCCACGTATTCACATGCCTACTACCGATATTGTTCCCGGTGGCTCTTTATATTTAGCTAATTTCAAATTGGAATCTGGTCCTATTGCTACCACCTGGTGCCCTGCACCAGAGGATTATGCAACACAGATTGCTTTCACTGAATTAAATCAGACTGTAGCAGGTTTAAGATCAACTGTTTCGAATAATTATGGAACATTAAATTCTCAAATTGCTCAAACTGCAGGAACCATAAGAAATGAAGTAACTGATAAAGTTAATGGCCTACAGTCACAGATTACTCAAAATGCTAATAATCTTAACTTTAAAGTAAATGCAGTAGGAGATCTTTCCAATATTTGCTTAAATCCAAATTTTGATGATGGTAGTACGGCAGGTTGGGAAAACATATCTAGTTCTACTGGAAATGGAGGAAGCCCGTCTAAATACTATGGAGGAATTAGTATACGAGATGGATTTTATGGAAATATGTTTTCAGTATCAGCTGGAGATAAATATTATTTTTCTGTTTTTGCATGGCAAGATCAATCTTCGCATAATTTTAGTATCGGTTTAGTTTATTTACAAAAAGATGGTAGCAGGAACTGGCAACCTGCTCTAACATTTGCACCAAGTGAAGGCGGAAGAGAAAAAACAGGAGCCATTACTATTCCTTCAAATGTGGTTAAAGCCAGAATATGGGTTCAAATTGATGCTGACTCTGATTACGGTCATTGGTGGTTCACTAATGTCAATGTGAGAAAAAATGATACTCTTGCACAAATCAACATGTCCGCCGGTACTACACTAATCCAGAATGACAAAATCTACATGGATGCAAGTTCTACTGTATTTAGTGGTAAGGCGTTTATCCCTAACGCAGCGATCACTAATATCTCAGCAGACAAGATTAACACAGGTACGCTTGACGCAGGTAGGATTAACGTAATCAACTTAAATGCCAACAACATTACTACCGGTACTATTAATGGTGCTAACTTAAAGATTAATTTGAATGATGGAGAAATACTATTTCAAAAGGGACGCATTGCTTCTACAAATGGAAATCTGAATATTGATATTGATTCAGGAACAATGAGTGTGACCAACTGGATGAATGAAGGTGTCTATTTTAAAGATGGAAAATTAATTTTAGATGACAGAGGATTAGGAGGATTAATTTCAGAAAATCCTAAATATGGGGTAATTCAACGATCAAATCAAATGTTTACTAATAATGCATTTGGAATGGAATTATCTTCCCCAAATGGAGTAAGTTTAAAAACCTCAAATTATGATGGTGCAATAGATACTGGCACAGGATTAGATGCAACTAAAAATGGAGCAGTTGTAAGTGTTGATAAGGATGGAACAATCGTTTTAAATGCAGCTGGAACTGCGCATTTAGTAGGTGGTTCTAAATTCGAACAATCCAAATATTCTATTGGTACACGACCACATATTTGGATAGGAACTGATAATTCAAAAGTTGGAGATCGTATTGAAATAGACGCTAATTATGTTCATATGCCAACTACATATTGGAGAACTACTGGTGCAGCACCTAATTTGCATATAGCAGATGATGGTGCTCTAGTGCGTTCAACCTCAGCATCTAAATATAAAACTGACATCAAACGCAGCTATTCAACAGAGTATGGTGATAAATTATTAAACTTGCCTACAGCTATTTGGACTGATAAGGGACAAAAAGAAAGATACGAAGCTGGCAAGCGTCATATCAAACCTGAAAAATACTTCGGTATGATTGCAGAAGATTTAGCTGATGCTGGCTTAGATCTCTTAGTTAGTCGGAATCCAGAAACACATGAAATCGAAGGTATTCAATATGAAAGAATAGCGCCTGCGCTTTTACCAGTAATTAAAAAATTAAAAGATAAAGTAAATAGATTGGAGAAACAAATAAATGAATAATGATAACGCAATTTCGCAAAAATTAATTAACAAGTTAGCAACTAGTGAGTATAACAACGCAATTTTACAAGTAAGAATTGACGAATTAACTCAAGAAGTAAATCAATTAAAGTCAGAAAAGGAGAACAATAAAGATGTTAAAAACAAGTAAGTCAATTGCAATTTCAGGAAGATCAATGGTGGAAGATAAGCAGGTCGCTACTTTTAATGCGAATATTTATGAAGCTAACGCGTCTGGTGGTAGTGATAACATCAATATGATTATTACTGACCGTGATTTATATGATGCAAATAAAGCTACAGTTAGAAAAGATTTGCAAGACTTTCAAAGTAAAGTCTGGTCCGCTCAAGATGAAGTTATGGCGAGCGCTGATGAAAAAGCGAGTAAGGGATAATGAAACGCACTCATAAAATAGGAAGTAATATAAGTAATAATTTCCAACTATTTTTAATTGGGCTAGCCTTATCAGCTATGGGAATACTACTTTGGACGGATCATACATACTTCTTTTGGCCACCGCAATTTGCCGGACTTATGAATGATGACGGGTTAGACGCTGTGGCTGTGGTTACTGGATTTGGTTTGATCTACTACGCAGTTACAAATGAAAAGAGCAATACCGTAGCAGGAGTTTTGTTAAGCATCTCAGCAGGCTTTACAGGTCTGGTTGCGTGCATTCAATTAATTCATGCTATTTTTGCAGGACAAGCACCTATGTTTTTAGGTTTTATCTTGTCCTGTTTTTTATTGGCGGAAATTTTATATACGGCAAGAACTAGAGATACGCGATAAGAGGTGAAGACACTTGCATGACTTAATTCAAGATCTAATTAATCTAGCACAAGTGTTGACACCTATAATTCTTGGAGTACTAACTTGGAATTTGAACTCTAAGAAGACTAAGCACGATAGCTTAGCAGATGATAATGACAGGATAGTGAAAGAAAATAAGCGTCTTACTAAGTTGAATGCTGAAAAGGATAAAGAAATAAATAATTTATTGAAAGAAAGGAATAAAAAATGAGATTAGATATTAATTTAATTTGGGCGATTGTTGTTTTGCTTGTTGCAGGAATGGCAACTGCCTATAGTGTAAATAAACAAAAGTTAGAAAAATTGAAACTTACGCATCCTAAACTTGCAACAGCTTTAGAGATGGCTGGGGAATTATCTGAAAAGGCTACTCTTTATCAAGCATCTCTTGATGATAAAGAGGGATCGAAGAAACTTTATGATGCAACAGATGAGGTCTTTTACCAGCTTCAAAAACTTTATCCAAATCTTCCAATTGATAGAGTCACTATAAGAAATATTGTTCAGCATGAGTATGAAAAGCTTGTAGCGGAATCAAAGAAAGAGGCTTAAAAATGACACAAACAATTAAAAATAGAGCTTATGGCGTTGATGTTTCAAGTTTTAATAATGCAAATACGACTGAGTACACAAATGCAGGTGCTGATTTTGTTCTTGTGAAAGTATCTGAGGGACTAGACTATCGCAATCCAAAAGCTAAAGCTCAGGTGGATAGTACTAAACAAAATAATGTTGTACCAATGGCTTACCACTATGCAAGATTTAGTGATAGTAGCAATAAAGCTGTTCAAGAAGGAAACTATGCTGTTAGTTCAGCTAAATTAGCAGGTGTGGTTGTTGGATCATTCTTAGCTTGTGACTATGAGCAAGGAAGTGGGAATGAAACTAGAGGAGATCGTGAAGCTAATACGACGGCAATTCTAGCTTTCTTGGATACTATTGTGAGTGCTGGCTATAAGCCCTTGCTATATTCAGGTGCTTATCTTATGAAAAACAAAATTAATACTTCTAAAATTCTAGCGAAATATCCTGATTGTTTGTGGGTAGCAGCGTATCCACTAGGTAACGGAGTACCTACAAATGTACCAGATTTCGGTTACTTTCCATCAATGGACGGAGTAGCGATTTGGCAATTTACTGACAATTGGAAAGGTATGAACGTGGACGGCAATATCGCTGTTAAATCTCTATCTTTTGATTTCAATGTAAGCAAACCAGTATCACAACCGGTTAAAACTTCCACACAGCCTAAGACATGGACTGATGTGCAAGGAATGACTTGGCATGAAGAACATGGCACTTTCATTACTGGCGGTGCAATCAACCTTAGATGGGGTGCTAATACACAAAGCACACTCATTACAACTTTACCAGCAGGTTCAGAAGTTAAGTACAATGCCTGGGCACGTGATTCGGCTGGACGTGTATGGTTACAACAACCACGCGAGAACGGGCATGATGGATACTTAGTTGGTCGTGTCGGCAGTGAGCCGTGGGGAATATTTAAATAATCTGATATAATAGGACTGACCAAGCTAAGGAACTCTACGTGAGCTTAGCTAACGTAATCTAGTTTAGTAGGACTGACTAGGTGCGTTCTAAATCCTACACTAATAGCCACTCTGGAGATTTCTCTGGAGTGGCTATTTTTTTGTATTATTTTTTATAATTTTTATTGACA